TGAAGTTTTTGGACGCGCTCCATTTGGCTACGGCGGTGGTCTGCCCCAGGATGGCCAGTTCGTCGAACCAGTTGGCGACGGCTTTTGATTTGAGTTCGATCATCGAAGCCATGGTATCTTCCCCGCCTGTGGCGAGGCGTCCGAACTTGTCATCATCGGCGTCGCCGCCGAGGATGGATAGCGCCGCGTCGCGGTATTCCCATGTGGGTGTGCCTTCCAGCCATGTGTCGCCCACCTCGTAGGTGTCTGCAGCGGCTGCCGCCAGTTCCATTTTGTAGCGGGAGATGTTGTTATTGATTTCTACGAAAGGCAGTTCGGAAAGCCAGGGTGATTGTTTCACGATGGTTAGCCCGATGCCGCGTCTGATCTCGGCGTCGGGCCCAAGGTATTTATATTGTGCGAGTGTTGCGGCCATGTGTAAAAAACCTCCAGTTTACTTTTTATTTAATCCACGGGAGATTAACTCCCTGGGTGAAAGGCGTGAGATGTCTTCGCCTCCTCCTGCGTTCTTGCCCGAATCGGGAACTATTACAACTGTTTTCTTCGGCATCACCGAAGCGTAGTCTTCGATAAGGCCGAGGTCCGTGATGCCCCGCTTGGCAGACCATTCTTTAAGGACGGCTGTGCTCACGTTATTCTTTTCGGCGATGCCCGCAATCGCCATTTCGAATCTGCTGGTTTTCGCTTCTGCCAGTTCAGTTGTATGCAGTGCTTTTTCAGCCTGGAATTTTTCAACTTCCACGTTATAGACGCGGATATCGGCGGCCAATTTCTGCCGCCTTTCCACGATAGATAGCTCTTCGGGTTTGTCTTTCACTTTTTCGAGTTCAGCTAGTTCACGTTCCTGTTCCTCTTTGGCTTTTCGTGCCTCGGCTTCTTTTACGATTTGCTCCCGTTTGATCAGGGTTTCCTCAACTCTGCCTGTACGCGAGGCATAATCGCTCACAGCCTTGAGTTCCCTTGCAATGACCTGTTCTTCGCTAAATGTTTCGGGGGTTGAAGTTCCCTGTTCTGTCGCAGAAGCCGTTGGCAAGTTTTGCGTCGCCCCGGTATCCTGCTTAGTTCCAGTTCCGTCCATAATTCGTTGTTTCTCCTTCAAATAGAAAAAGCCCCGCGTTGTTATTCCGCGGGGCTTTTGATTACGCTGTATGTTTGGCTGTTTAGTACAAATATTTTTTATCCGGGTTAAGAAAACCCGAAAGATACTTTATAAAAACTCCTGTGGTCTATTTGTTAACCCAGAGAAGTTATCCAATTGGTGAAATCTGAATTGCTGGTAAATGATTTGTAAAAGCCTTCGTTGAAGACGTCACTGACTAACAATCCTGTGCGGCTATTAGGGGGGGCAGCCCAATATGATGACCAATCATTGAGAGCCGCTGCTGCAGACTTACCGGTATATATCGCACCTGCGGTGGAGTGAGTATAAAAGCCTCCAGCGGGGTCTAGGATGACCAGTCCGCCACCGGCGATATCCATCATAACTGCCATATGCGCTGAACCATCGTTAAAAGTCACTTCTACCACCCACGTATTGTACGTAGTCCCTTCGTATGCTCTAATCATGCTTACCAGTAACAATGCCTGGTCTTCGCAGTCTCCAGTCATTTTTCCAAGGGTCTCGGTTGGGTATCTCCAGTAATCGGACCGCCAGGTGATTGCACTGGTATTCAGATTGCTCGGCAATACGGGTTCAGGAGAGTCATAGGAATAATAAATGTTTTGGTATACCCAGTTATACATCGTATAAAAGTCTTGCCAGGCTTTGTTCCAAGTAGTGAAGGCAGTGACTAATGAATGTACCCTGGATATTACGCTCGAATCTCCGGGGGTGACGAAGGATTCCGCTATCGCTTGGGTGAATGCAAAGCGCACGTTTATCGCTGATACTATTGCCTGGTAGTTGGAATTCATAGAGGCGATAGAAGTATTCAAAGTGGCGATATTTGAATTCAAACCAGTAATTGTACTGTTAGCTGTGGATAGGTTTGCAGTGAGCAGGGCATTTTGTGAATTCAAGGAAGTTATCGAATTATTGGCGGTCACAATATCCGAATTCAGTTTAGTTATTGAAGAATTCGCGGCGCTGAGGCTCGCTGTCAAGGCGGAGGCCTTCGTGTTTGCGATGCTCAAATCGTCATTTAGTTTCGATATCGTTCCGTTCGCGGTGTTTAACTGGTTGTTTAATGTTGTAATGGAATTATGCGCTGCGTTTAAATCGCTGGTTAATTGCGTTTTCTGGGAAGTTAAATCAGTTACTTTTTGATTGAATGTAACGTATCCTATCGAGCTGGCTATAAGTACCAGCACGAGTACGATTGAAAGCACAAGAACAGGAATCTTTAAACCCGTGCTCTTTTTGGTATCGTTTGCATTTCGATATTGAATTGGATCAGGAGGAACGTCTGGAGGGGGTGATTGGGGGGTGGTGGGAAGCGAGGTTGCTTTATGAATATCCGATCCGCAGTTGCCGCAAAACTGCTTTCCTTCATTTATTTTGGTGCCACATTTCCAACAGAATGCCATGAGATTACCCCTCCTTCGAAACGCGCCTTGTGACAGTATACTCTCATATGTCAAGTATTTGGGGTTACAATCAAACATTTATGATGGCTTGGACGGTTCGGGATCGACTCCAATTTGGGCGCCATCAGTTATTTCCCCCCTCCATCGCCCCCCTTATCTCCCTCACCGCCTCTTCGACTGTCAGATACCCTTCTTTCATTGCGTACTCCTATCCTCCGCGTGTCATGCCGGAGCGCACATCCGGCCCTCGGAGGGTTCCCCGAGGTTCTTGTCCTCGAGCGTGTTCTCGAGGGATCCAGAATCTCGTTTTGTAGGGGCACGGCGTGCCGTGCCCTCAACTTTGCCCCACCCCCCTTCCCCCGCCGAACACCGGCACTGCCTGGATAGCCGACGGTTTATCAAGCGCGTTCTGTTCCAGGTTTACCGCCATCGGCTGGCTCTCCGAGGCCTTCCTCTGTTTCATTATGCTGATGATGCGTTCTAGGATTGTCCGCGCCAGCAGGTCGTTCCAGTCCTTAGTCTCTTTGTCGTCTGACGCTTCCTGCGCCTTGATGAATCCCCGCATCTGGTTTTCGAGTGCTATGATCGGGTCCGCTTTCGCCGCCTGTTCGATAGCTATCTGCGCCCGTTCGCCCGCCGGGTCCTGAAGCCTCAGCACTTGTTCCTGCTTGTACTCTTCAGAAACGTGGTCGCCGAGGGCGTTGCATATCGCGGCAGCCCCTGCCATCTGCTCCTGCGATGAAGTGAAGAACCGGTATTTGATGACATATTCACCGTCGAGGTCTACCGGTGAATACGTGCGCCGGTGCCCTTCTTCCCCGAGGTCCAGCTTTTCACCGAACCTCTGAAATTGCCTTATTTTCATCTTGCTGGATGATTGACATAATGCAGCAAGAGTGTTGAGACGCGGCAGCATAAGTTCTTCCCTACCGGTCATCAGTCGGGCGATCGCCACGGCTGAAAGGGGCAGGCTTACCGTGCCGTAATCCATGGCCGAAAACGACCCCCGGTCTATCTGCTCCTGAATTATTTCTGCATAACGCAATGTGGAATTGGCCACGTCGGGCCGTGGTATAAGTTGGATAGGGTCTTTCGTCTGAAGCATCACTCCGGTTCCAGCAGGGTATTCCTGGGGCAATGCCTGGTAGTCGCCGTCTGCCGGGGAGGGGAATTGCAGGTCGGGGGCGATGGATTTGGATGAAAGCGTTTTTAGGTTCGAAGCGATGAAGTTCTTTTCATCGAAAAGGTAATGCCCGTCGGCGGTGCGGAGCGAGTGCATGATGGAGTCGCCGAGCCGCAGGTAGTAATCGGGGTCTTTCAATGCCGAAGATGTGGCGGGAAAAGCTACCACGAAAGGCGGATATCCGTAGCCGTTTGGTCTTTCATCTACCTGGTGCCCGTCTACGAAGATGGTTTCATGGTTGTCGTTCCAGAAATCCAGTACGCTGCCTGTCGTACCTGTGATGCGATATCCGAATTCAGCCTCGATGTCGGCTGCTGTTCGCAGTGTTTCCACGCATCCCCATATCATCCTCCCCTCGGTCAACTCATAGGTGAACCAGCGGGAATCTATCGGGCGTGAGTCGGGGATAAGCTGGCCGTTTTCCACCCGCAGGAGGTTTTGTTCCACTATCGGCCCCCGTGCGCACACTAATTCCGTATGCTGGGTGAAAGTATCGGCTTCGCCTTTAGCTGCGAGTCGGGCGTCTATTTCGAACTGCAAGTCGTTAATGAAGTTTTCGATAGCGGAAGTCTTTTCGCCGGGCAGCCTGGTGGATTCCACCAGTACCTGCCGTGATACCGCCGTTATCCTCGCCACAGCCTTGTCCAAAAACTGCGCGGCGTCGAGCAGGGTGATGTGATAGGCTTTGTCGATCTTTTTGCCATCGACGCCCAGCATGCAATATGGCTTGGAATGAAACATCGCGGCATCGCGGTCCATCCTGTCGAACATCTGGGACAGTTCGCTCTGCTTGTTTGTGATTAATTTCAGATAGTCCATTCATTTTCTCGCGTGTCATCCCGGGCCTCGATTGTGATGCCGGAGCGCCACATTCGGCATCCCGTAGGGGCACGGCGTGCCGTGCCCTCACCATATCCTGCAATCGTCTACCACCCTCGCCTCAACTCCGGCCCTTCTTGTCTTTCAGCCGTGTCCGGCGCGAAGTCGCTCAGTATATACCTCATGCAATCCATCAGGTGAAACTTTGCCTTGTCATCTATCTCGTTGGTTATGATACCGCTTGAGTCCACTTTCCACTTGTAGACCGATAGTTCGGAGAGAGTCAGCGCCATATCGTCGAAGATTCTTATCTTCCCGAGTTCGAACATCCCCCGCACTTTATCTATGCCCGCCCCTACGTTCGAAATCTTGGGCTCCTTGATGGGCCAGCCATGCGAAGCGTAGCCCTGCCGTATTTCGTCTTCCTGGTGGCTTCCTCCCGCCCGTGTCTCAACTCTAAGCCCCTCGGTAATCCGCTTGAATTCGAGCGTGTGCTGGTATGTTGAGCGCCCGCCCCCGGGCAGGTATTCGTTGAACAGATAGAAGTAACCCGTGTCCGGGTCTTTGGCGAAGAACAGAGCCGCCGGATTTGCCGAGCCGAAGTCGTGGCCGGCATAAACCTGCCAGCGCGGCGGGATAGCGATTCGCGGCACCTTGCAGAGCCCTTCGTTGAATGCAGAGTATATCAACTGCTTCGGCGAGATTTCATCATCCTCGGCCATGATCTCCTGCCGGTAGGCCGCCTGGCTCATATCGGCCGCCACTATCTTGAGTCCTTCTTTCGAGATGAACGGGTTGTCCCACGATGTAAAATGGAACGTAGTCCATAGTCCGGATTCATCCGCTTGTGCCTTTTTGAATAGTTTTGATGCATGGAGCGGGTCCCGCGCTTTGGATACTCCCGCCGAGATGAGCGACGGCGGCGTGTAGATGAAAACCGCGTCGCCGTTGTTATCTAGAAGCATTGGCTGCCCTACTACTTCCCAGGCATCTTCGTTCATGAGCTGGTATTCATCGAGGTAGAGGTCGTCGGCATAGTCGCCGCGCAGTGTGTCGGCGTTCCAGGCGGTTTTGGCTTTGATGCGCTGCTTGGTACCTGGATTCTCGATTGTTCTTTCTGTTTTATCGACTTTCAGTCTTCCAGCAAGGATAGGGGCTTGAAGCGCTTTTAATACTTCGAACCAGAATGCGTCGGTTTGTTCCGAGGTCGGGGCGGCGTATAATTGCCTCCGTCCAAAAACGCTGAATCGTGTTACAGCTCTTATCGCGATTCCGACCGTTTTACCGCCGCGTCGCCCGGCTTTAATGACGATGCGTTTTTTATCTGAATATACAAAAGCGTGCTGGGATGGGTGGGTGTCCGTATTCCTTACGTGGGCATAGTATTTATCCATCTCTCGCTATGCCGATTGTGAAGTCTTTGCCATCTTTGCCGGTTAATTCCTGTTTGTCGGACATTCCCAAGATGTTTTTTGCAAGGAATATCTGCATGGCGATGTTCGGTTCGCGGGTTTCGCTTCCCAAAGCCGATTGCCACATTAAGTGGCGAAGCGAAGCCCTTCCCGTGTCTTTCCCTCGGGTATAACATTCAGCAAAAACGGGGTCTCGTTTTTTGATATCTATCAATGTGGAGCGGTGTATCCCGAAACAGGCTGCGATTTCCTGGTCGGTGGCTTGCATCCCCAATAGTTTTTCAAGATCGATCAATTGCCCCTGGTTAAACCGGATGATGCCATCCTCGCTTTTCTTTAGTTTTTCTATGGCCAAGTTTAATCCCCCTTTTGGTAAAACAAAAAGCCCCTTCTCGAAAGAAGAGGCTTGCTGACCGCTGATTGCTGAACGCTGTTAGCTGGTTAAAACAAAACGGGCTGGAGTCCTTGCGGAATCTCAGCCCTTACTATTTAACTCTACCACCAATTCACGGGTAAGTCAAAGCGTTTCCGTGCCTGTGGGTTGTTTTCTTCATCTCCGCATTCAGGCACGAGTTGCGGGGTTCAGGGTTGTCATCCCAGGCCGGTCCCCGGCATCTGTAGGGGCACGGCGCGCCGTGCCCTCAACACATCCGAAGTACATTTCCTTAATCCACCTGGGCGGATCGCGCCGACAAATCAACAGCTGATCGCTGAAAGCTGAAGGCTGAGAGCTCGCCCTCATCTATGCCCCCTCCAGTCCTTATAGTTCTTCGCGGCCCTCCCCTTCTTAGCCTTCATGCAATTCGGCCTGGTAAGGCACCTTGTGCATGATATCCACCTCCTGCACCACCCCGAGGCGATGTACCCCAGTGCCGTTTCGAGCCTCCGTGCCATCTTCTCTGGTCTCTCGCCTGCCAGCGTCGCGGCCTTTGACGTCGTGATACCCAGTGTATAAACCAGTTCCAGCAGCACCCCATCCCTTCCGCAGGCGTCGAGTCGTTCTTCCACCTCTGCGGCCAGGAGTCCCGCGTTTTCGAAAGGTGCCCTTTCCGACACGCCGGTTTTCCCCTCTTCCCTGTTCGCTTCCGCGTCCCCCGCCGGGTATCTGCCGAGCCTCAACTGCGGCAATATCGCGAGCAGCCAGATTACATCGCTCCTGTCGAAGCGGAGGTCCTGCTGGGGCGTATAACCTGCCAGTGCCTCCGGGTCAGTCCTTTCGTCGTTATCAGCGTGAGCCAAATATCAAATCCTTTTGCTCGTCATTTGTGAGTGATTCCTCCCGCGAGCACAACAGGCATTTTTTTGTGATTCTTTTTCGCCAGTCCCAATCCAGGTAGAGGTTGCCGCCGCAAGCCCCTCTTTTGCATTTCCCGCTTTCACCCGCGAGCCAGGTACCCGGTATCTTCATCTTAACCCTTCACCAGGTGGCTGAACTTGCCCTTATGATATTTATCCGCATTGCCCGGGCTCGGCCCGCTTTCCGCTGTTCGGCCTTCACGTTTCCAGATTTCCAGCAGCCCCGATGCAAAAGGCCAAGACCTGTCCTGCGGCTTGTTGCCTGCCTCTTTGCATGCTTCGGCAATCCAGGAGGCTGGGAATTTCGTGAGCTTGGCTTTTATATCTTCACGGATCGCTGGTGTAAGTTCGCCGATGTGTTGCTCGAACATTTCGTACACGAAGTTTTCATTAAGTGCTTTATGAGACATAACAATAGGTGTGATTTTATTTAGTATACTTTCCTTTTCTTTACTTTTATTTACTTTACTTTGTGGGGTTATTGTTACAGAAACCCCCGTATTTTCGACAATAACCCCCTTGTGATGGCAGTTATTGTTACAATAACTCGGCTTAAGCGGCAGTTCTCGGGCTCTTCTTTTGTAAAGGTCCTCTAATCGATCAATGAAATTTTGACACCAGATTATCCGGTGATCCCAGAGCACAGGGTCGATTGCTCCGACATCCGCTAGTTTCTGAAGTATTTTCGTTCCTGTTTCAAGGTCGCTTCCGCACCTGTTTGAAATGAATTCGAGGTCGGCAGTCTCTCTTGCGTCATAGGAGTGCTCTTCTGAAGAACCTCCGAGCCATTCGAGAAGTTTGTACCAGAACGCGTAACCTGCATTTCCAAAACTATTTTGGATTACTGTTAATGTTTTGCTGGTTGAAGCATCGACGTCATGGGCAAAGTACATGACTGCATTCGATTTAGGTCGTGCCATTTGTACCCCTTTAGAGGGTTTGTGTCATTCCCGACCTATATTTTTTATTGTCGGGCCCTCATACTTTTATTATCTTTTTGTTATTCTCAGGCTTGCGCCTCGTGCCTCGGGGGATCCAGAGCCGACCCAGTACCCCTCCCCACCCAACCCCCCCCATCCACCCGTTGTCATTGCGGGGAGCATGGTCCGTCTGGGCGGATGGCAATCTCGTACCCCCAAAACGTAGGTGCATATTGCAGAAATAAAATGTAAAAAAGCGGGAAATCCGGGGGCGATCTCTTGCGTATATTGTTGACTCACTAATGCTAATATTAGCACAAATGTTCTACTTTATCCAGTGCATAAAGTATTGGTTTTCGTTTGAATTATTGAATAGAAACGATTATTGTTAGGAACTAGGAATCTTGGGGGCAAATAAATTTTCATGATAGAAATTGCACTATCCCAAAATCGGCGAGGCGCGATATTATGGTGATGAGTTTAAAAAAGCATGCGGCTACTGAAAAACGGGGGTTCGATTATTGTTTAGCCACGTTTCCACGAACAAAACAAGATGTTGTACAAACCCTTAGAAATATACAGAAGTTTTATAGTTTAGATCGGAATGCTGCGATCCTGGAAATTGGCGCGGCGCAAGGAAAATTAGTCGCCGCATGCCAATTACTAGGTTATCAAAGTCATGGAATTGAACCAAATGAGAATGCAATTAATGTTTCAAAGCAATTATCGCACAATTTGGGAATTCATTTAGATATCATACGTGGGTATGCCGAAGAAATTCCCTACGATAGTAATAGATTCGATTTGGTTATTGGGGAATCGGTTTTAGAACACGTCAGAGATTTCCCCAAAGTATTGGCTGAAATATCCCGAGTTTTAAAACCAAAGGGCGCCCTCTATTTTACTACAGCATCAGTGATGTGTCCGCGGCAAGATGAAATAAGGTTTTTCCCATTTTTTTCGTGGTACCCGCAAAAACTCAAGGTGCGAGTTATGAACTGGACGCTTAAAAATAAACCAAGTTTAGTTGGTTATACCGAAACACCAGCAATTAACTGGTTTTCGCCCTGGGGGACTAGGAAAGCACTAAAAGAAATTGGATTCAATCGTGTGTATGACAGGTGGGACCTCATTCAACCAGAATCATATAGTGTTTTCAAAAAGTTTGTTTTACGCATTATTAAGTTAAATGATTTTACTGGGCTAATTGGGGACATCCTCCTCCCCGGTTGCGGTTATCTTGCTATACGCGATTGATGTATTGATTAGCGTGTCAAATTATGTTTCGACTTTATTTTGGGCTGTCATTATAAAATTATAAGGGACCACTATGTCGGCTTGGAATAAAAAATTATTATCCACGATTATTTATTTTCTATCTGCAACACTATTTCTTGGGTATTTGCTTTCAGTAAGACAAGGGTTTAGCCTGCCATTGTGGGCGTTCTGGGTTTCAGTAGGTTTGTTGATTTTCACGGTAGTATTTCAGTCATTTCGAACTCAATTATCTTCTAAGTTCGAGATGCTAATTATAATTGAAATCGCAGTAGCTGCCCTTTTGTTTCATTTGGTTTATCAAATTTCTATCTATGGTCTTTATGGTTCGGATGCATATATCGATCTTGTATCAGCAGAAGGTATTTTAGCGACTGGGTTTATTCGTGGAGCGCCACAGTACATTAATCCCGCATCGTATTTTCCATTGATTCATGTTTTAGGGGCTCAAGTCGCTTTGGTTACTGGCTGGCCCATGTTGGAAATAGCAAAATGGATGCCTGCATTTTTTTCTTTAGCTTTTATTCCCATTTATTATCTTTTCAACAAGAAAATATTCAAAGAAATCAGAATTGCATTATTTGCAACATTATTTCTTGTTTGCCTTCAACAATATATTTTATTTTGCTCGTTATATATTCGCGAAACACTGGCGCTTTTCTTTGCAATTTGCTGTCTTTACCTGTATTTCACATCAAAATTATCGGCATATTCATCTTCTAGAATGGTTCTCGCAATTTTCTTTTTTATAGTCACAGTTGTTAGCCATCATCTAACGAGTTTCATGCTGTTTGTTTTTATATTGATTCAATTCATTTTCAGCAAGTTAGTGAACCTTCGTTTAGTAAGGAAACGGGTATCATTGGAAAATGTTGAAACTCGGGTTGGTTCAGTGTTCTTGGCTTTTGCTTTCGTTGGAATTACTTTTTATTGGGGATATGTGATTACTACACCCCTTAATTCGTTATCCAAATTTGCCCGAGATTTATTATCAGTGAGCCAATGGGGTATGGGTACATATGCAAGCAAGGCCGGGGTTGCCGTCGGTGCGATACAAAATATTAGGGGTTTTATTTTATTTTATGGTTTTTTCGCTTTTCTTTTGGTCTTTGGGTTTATATTGTTGTTTCAACTGGTTAATAGGGGGAAAAAGCATTTAGAAATATATTCATTTACGACTTACCTTTTTCTTTGCGGTATAGTGGGCTTAATGCAAATGTACGTTTTGAAATATGGGGTGGGCGCGTTTCCGGATAGGTTCCTAATGTATGGTTGGCTTTTAGGTTCCGGGCCGTTATGTGTTGCAATTTTAAAAGCGAAAACTAGAATATTAGCAATACTAGGCTTTTTGTCAGTCATTTTATTTATGTTTTATAATATTTTTGGAATTGATCCGTTGACATGGGATTCGAACGCGAAAGGCTTGTCTTACTCTACCTCGGTTTCTGATTATGCTCTCGCAAAAGCACTTGATTTTTCTGAAGGGAAGGTTATTAGTAATTCGTATTCTCGTTATGCAATCTATGAACTGTATCAAAATTTAGGAGATTCCGAACAAGAAAATGTTGACCTGTCCAAATTTGATTGGATCATTATTAATAAAACAGATATTACTTTTGAGCGGCTGTATTATCCAACGCCCAGAACGTCAGTTATAGCGCAGATGGAAACACTTGGGATGCCAACTTCACAAGGGGAAAACAAAGTCTATGAATCAAATGAACTCTCGGTATTTACACATAGGGGGTAAAGCCGCCACAACTGGTTATTTTTATCGATGTAGGCTTACCCTATAACTTTCTAGTAATTTTGTATATCTATTCACTACCTTATCGAAGGTGAAATCGTTTTCAACCAATTTATGTCCGTTATTGCTGATAATTTCGAGTCGTGGTTCGCCCAGAACTCGCAAGACATTTCGGGAAATACATTCGCTCGAATTGTTTTCGGTTATAAAACCAGTTACTCCATCTTTAATAAAGTCCGGTATTGAACCCACAGGGGTGGCCAATACCGCTGCCCCGCAAGCCATGGCTTCAAGCATGACATTCGGGAGACCCTCCGTATATGATGGTATAACTATTACCTTCAGTTGATTCATGTAATAGGGTAGATCGTCGTGTTTTGTCCAACCAATCAATTTTATTTGTGCTTGATGTTCGAGAAGAACTGGGGAGTTCTCCACGATTTTTGAAAGTGGGCCGTTCCCTATTATCAAAAACGTTGTATCCGGTTTAATCTCTAATATACCTGGGATAGCTTCTAATAAATTGAGGATGCCTTTTTCTTGGCTAAATCTGCCGATAAACCCGACTAGATTATTTTTTTCATTAAATTTTTCGTTTGATTTGAATTTTTGGAAATCTATATAGTGTTGGGGAGCTACAACAATTTTTTCTCGATGTCGGCTCAGTCCCCAGCTATCAATTAGTATGTCTGAATAAACGATAATGTTTGTTACAAGACTACAGTTCAATTTTTTTATTTGGCAAATTATTTTATAAAGTGTTTGTTTGGATATTTCTGCTTCTTTCTCAACAGAACCTCCAAATATGAGAACTACATTTTTTCTTAATAGCTTGCCAATCATTATTGGGATGAGTAAACCATCCCCCAAAAAAAAGAACCAAGTATCTACACGAGCCTTTAGTCTGAATATATGAAAAGATATTTTAATTTGAGAAATAATATAACTAAATACTCTATTGAATGGGAAGTGTCCTTGAACATGATTCACTTTAGTTACATCAATTTTAAAGTTCCGCCGGACAATATTATTTTGTGCGGTCTTTGGTTCAACAATAATACAATGTGAGTTTGTGGAAAGGTTAGTGATAATGTTTATCAGATTCGACAATGGAATCGTACCGGCCGGGTTGTCGGAAAATGCCACTAAACCAATTTTGTATTCGTTATTATTCATAGGGTTCAACTCATTAAAAGTATAAGTTATTTTCTAAATTTTATAATTTTCGCCGGGACACCACCAACAATCGCATAAGGCGGTGTGAATGTCAAGCGAAAACCCACCCACCATGCCAGCCGAAAAACCACCCACCTTTTAGCGTTAAAACAATTGGTATAGAATGAGCATCGTTAGTGAGTCTGATAAGATGCTCTACGAGCTTAAAG